AGGCAATGTTTATGGTTACGGTGGTCAAGGACAAGTTCCTACTAATCCTAATTTTTCTATGGATACATTTTAATTATGGCAAATGAACTAGGCAATTTATCACCAGAAGAGTACGCACAACAACAAGCCATTACTCGTCAGCAGCGTATGGCAGAAATGTTGATGCAAAATACTCAACAACCACAAGGTCAAATGGTAAGTGGTCGTTATGTTGCGCCTAGTTTTTTTCAAAACATTTTGCCATTAGTAAATGCATATCAAGGCAGAAGATTAGCAGAGCAAGGTGATGTTAAAGCCGCACAATTAGCTGAAGCAATTCGTGGTAGAAATGCAACAGAATTACAAGATATTGTAGGAACATTACAAGGTAGTGCAAATTACAAACCTGCTGTAATGCCACAAATTCAACGTGATGATATGGGCAATGTAATGCCTGCCATTGAACAACAAGTAGGTCAAGCACCTGATAAACAAGCTGCATTGATGAAAGCGTTAAAATCATCAAGCCCAATGGCACAATCTATTGCTAATACATTAATTGCACAACAAATCACACCTAAGATTCATACTGTTGCGCCTGGTGGTTCTTTAATTCAAGAAAATGCTTCAGGTGGTGTTACACCATTATTTACAGCACCAAAAGAACTTGATCATCCTGCATCTTATAAGGAATATTTGTTAGCTAAAAAAGAAGGATTTACAGGTTCTTATAATGATTATCAGAATATGGATGCTAATCGTAAAGCGGTGCGAATAAGAGTTGGTAGTAATGGCGGTGGCGGTGGTGGTATACCAAACATGGGCGGTCAAGGTGGATTTGATAAAAAAGGTAATTTTATTTCTCCAAGTGGCGCAATATTTACACCTGTTGAAGTTAGAAAAGATCGTGAAGAAATTGGTTCATTAATTAATGCTTTACAAAGTATTAACAAAATTAGTAAAGAAGATATTGCTAAATCAGGAACAATTCTTGGCGATGTAAGTCAAGGTGGATTTAAAGGTTATGTTGCTAAACAAACAGGCATGGGCGAAGTTGTTGCTGCACAAAATAAAATCAACGCTGCTGGTGTTATGCAAGTTCTTAATAATTTGCCACCAGGCCCTGCATCTGATAAAGATATTGCTATGGCTAGAAGTTCGTTTCCTGGTTATGGAAATGCTCAAGCACTTCAAGCATGGGTGGATAACACTAACAATATGCTTCAGCAAAAAGTTGGCAATTATGAACAAAAATATGGTGGCATGAGTTGGTATGGTAATGCAAACCCAATACAAGCTAATGCTCCTAAATTAAGCCCACAGGATCAAGAAGCACTTGCATGGGCTAATGCTAATCCAAAAGACCCACGTTCTGCTGACATTAAAAAGCGATTAGGACAATAAAATGCCTTTTAATCCTGATGAATATTTAAAAACACCATCAACATTTAACCCTGATGCATATTTAGCGCAAGGTGCTGAACCTGTTGCTTCTGTAACACCTGTTGCGCCATCAAATAAAGCTGAATTTTATTTAGGCAAAAATAAATTTGAATTACCTACAACAAATAGTCCTGCACTAGCAACTGTTGCAGGAGTTCCTTTTGTAAGTGGTGTAGGCGAACTATACAAAGGAATTGGAGCATTAACGCAATTAGCTGCACCTGAAACTGGTTCAAAAATGGTACAAACAGGTCAAGATTTAGTATCGTTAATGAAGAAAGTTGAACCCATAAGTGCTACAGGTGGTCAGATTGGTTCTTATTTTATTCCTGGCACAGCAATGTCTAAAGTTTTAAGAGCGGCTTTGCCTGCAAATTTAGCAGGTCGAGTTGGTGCAGAAGCGCTTACTGGTGGAGCGTTGGGTTATGGAATGACACCAGGCCCACAAGAAGATAGATTGGCTACAGGTGCTATTAACGCAGGAGTTGGTGGAGCATTACCGATTGCTGGTTCTGCAATTAAAGCAGGATTACCTGAAATTTTAGGTTTAACTACAGGTGCTGGTGCTGAATCAATTAAACAAGGCTTTAGAGCAGGTAAAGAAGGTGGCGATATTGGCAAAATGTTTGCTGAAAACTTGCGTAAACAAGTGCCACAAACTGATGTATTGGAAAACATATCATCTAATTTAACAAAAATGGGCCAAGACTTATCCTCTGCTTATCGTAGTGGTATGGTTAATATTAAAAATGACAAGTCTGTATTAGATTTAACCCCAATACAACAAACATTAAAAGATGTAAATGATGCTTTTAAATTTAAAGGTCAAACTAAAAATGCTTTAGCTTCTGAGAAAATAGACGAAGCAAACAAAGCCATTACAGCATGGAATAAATTAAATCCTGCTGAATATCATACCCCTGAAGGTTTAGATGCATTAAAACAACAAATTGGTGGCATATTAGAAAACATTGATTTTAAGAATACGGCAGCTAGAAAAGCTGTTGGCGATATTTATTCATCAATTAAAACAACAATTAATAATCAAGCACCTGAATATTCTAAAGTGATGAAAGATTATCACGAAGGTTTAGATACTATTAATGAGATTAAACGTACATTTAGTCAAACAGGTAAAGCTGCAACTGATACACAAATGCGTAAATTACAATCTTTAACAAGAAATAACGTAAATACGAATTATGGTGGTCGTTTAGATCAAATGAATACGTTAGAACAACAAGGCGGTAAAGAAATTATGCCTGCACTTGCTGGTCAAGCATTAAATTCAGCTATGCCAAGAGGATTAGCAGGGCAATTAGGTGGTGTTGGATATATTGGTGGTGCTGCTTTAACAAACCCAATGGCATTACCTGCTGCTGCGTTAGCATCGCCTCGTTTGATGGGTGAAGCTGCATACTATACAGGTAAGGCTTCAGGATTAATGCCACCAAATGCAAAAGATTTGGCTAGAGCTTTGATGTTACAACAAACAACGCAAGGAACACAACCATGAGTCGCAACGGATCAGGAACGTATAACCTTCCAAGTGGGAATCCAGTAGTCACAGGAACAACCATATCTTCAACATGGGCTAATAATACACTAACAGATATTGCTACTGCGTTAAGTGGTTCTATTGCAGCAGACGGTCAGACAACGATTACAGGACCATTGGTCGGTTTAAATAGCACAGTTACATTTGGTGGCACAGGTCAGATTAATTTACCTATAGGAACGACTGCACAACGATCAGCTTCACCATATTCAGGAATGATTCGTTATAACACAACTTATGGTCAATATGAAGGATATTACAATTCTGCATGGGGTCAAATTGGTGGTGGTGCAACAGGCGCAGGTGGTGACCAGGTATTTCAAGAAAACGGTGTAACTGTAACTACAAGCTATACACTTACTTCTAATAAAAATGCTGTGAGTGTAGGGCCAATTAGCGTAAATAGTGGAATTACAGTAACAATTCCTTCAGGCGCTCGCTGGGTAGTATTATGATGAACGCTCACATTTATATGGTTACCAACAACTTAAATGGCAAGCAATATGTTGGTCAATCAACTATTGAAAAAAACAAAGTTGGTCATGGTCAACTTATAAAGTTAGCTTACGATAAATATGGTAAAAATAATTTTACATATAATTCAATTTGCAAAAATATAATTAGTAAAAACACATTAAATTATCTTGAGCGATTTTGGATTAAAGTTATTAACACTCAATCGCCTAATGGATATAACTTGGAAGAAGGCGGTTCATCAAAAGGTAAAATGGCTGAATCAACTAAAGAAAAATTAAGAAAAGCAAATTTAGGCAAAAAACATACAGAAGAAACCAAAGCAAAAATGGCTATTGCTAGTACTGGTAAATTTCCATCAGAAGAAACTAGAGCAAAATTACGAGAAATTAGAAGTAAACAAAAACCTCCGATGCTTGGAAAAAAATTGAGTGATGAAACAAAGAAAAAATTGTCAGATATGAAAATAGGTGAAAAAAATCCATTTTTTGGCAAAAAACACTCAGAAGAAACAAAATTAAAATTTAAAGATAGACCTGTTGCAAAACCATGGCTAGGCAAAAAATTTAGTGATCAACAAAAAGCACATCTAAAAATCGATAAAATCTGCCCATATTGCAGTAAAATAGGCAAAGGAAATGCTATGATTAGATGGCACATGGATAACTGCAAAAGTAAAGGATAAATCATGGGTTCATTAGTTCTTACAGGCGATACTAGCGGAAGTGTAACGGTAGCCGTTCCTGCCGTTGCTGGTACTAATACGGCAACATTTCCTGCTGCTACAGGTACAGTTATGGTGGCTGGTAATATGCCAGCGTTTAGAGCAACTCAAGCAACAGGTACGGCTATAGCAAATACAACATTTACAAAAGTATTATTTGATACTGTAACATTTGATACCAACTCAAATTTTGCATCTAGTAGGTTTACCCCAACCGTAGCAGGATATTACCAAGTAACAGGTATTGTTAGATTTAGTTTGGTTTCAGGAAATTTTACTTCACCTTATATTTATAAAAATGGTGTGGCATATCAAGGAATGGAAGGTTGTGTTCAATCTGCAACAAACGATATTTCAGGAATTGTAACGTGTTTAGTTTATTGCAATGGCTCAACTGATTACATTGAGTTTTATGCTTATCAAAGTTCAGGTGGCTCTAAAACAACAATAACTGGCACAACCAATACTTCTTTTTCAGCAACTATGACCAGAGGTGCATAATGTACGACAAAATAATGAAACTCTACCCTAGCCTTACAGACAAAGATTTTATGACTGTAATTACACTTCAGAACGATTCAGATGGCAAAGGCGATTACATAGCCAAGTGGGAACATCCTACATTAGCCAGACCAACCGATGAGGAGTTAGCATGAGCGTTACGATAAATGCAAGCACGAGTGCAGGTCTAGTAATGACATCAGACTTGAGTGGTGTACTTACGCTACAACAAAATGGAATTTCACTTCCTAATGGTGGTGTAGCTCCTGCGTTTAGTGCTTATCAGAGTGCGTCAAGCCAAACATTATCAGCTTCAACAAACACAAAAATAACATTTGACGCAGAAAACTTTGATACTAACAACAACTTTGCTTCTAGCAGATTTACACCAACTGTAGCTGGGTATTATCAAATAAATGCTTGTGTATCAGTTACTTTAGCTACAGGATATGTATCTATTTGGAAAAATGGTTCAGAAAATTTGAGAGGTACGCAAGTATCTGTTGGACCTGGCGTCAATGTTGGATTTACTGTTACAGGATTGGTTTATTGTAATGGCAGTACAGATTATATTGAAATATACCAATCTAATCAAACAGTATCATCTGCAACAACAAATAATAATCAAATTTTAACTTGGTTTAATGGCTGTCTAGTGAGAGGTGCATAATGTCAATGGTCATTGATGGAACAAACGGTTTAACATTTAATAACGCTACTACTCAAAATAGTGGTGGTAAGGTGTTGCAAGTGGTTAATGCTACTTATAGTACTTCTACAACAACAACAAGCACAACATTTGTTTCTACCAGTTTTACGGCAACTATAACTCCTTTATTTGCAACAAGCAAAATATTAATTTTATCAAGAGTTCCTTATAGAAATTACGGTGGAGGTGGTGCTGGTTCATGGTTAGGTGGAATGAGCTGGTATAGAGGCGGTAGTCCAGTTCAAACAACTGCAAATTATGAAGTTGGAGCAAATTCAATTATTGATAACAGAGGTGTTTCAACTCAAATCTTATTAGATTTTCCTGCTACAACTTCTTCCACAACATATACATTATATATTGCTGCAAATGGAGGAACTTTTTATATTACGGATGCGTCTAGCGGACCAATTGCTAACGTAATTTTAATGGAGATTTCAGCATGATAGATATTCATCAAACAATTTACGCACTCAATCCTACTGTCGTAACTATTCGTGGTGATATTGCTTATGATGCAGACGAAAACATTGTTGAATACGACATGGCACAAGCAGAAGCTAAACTAGCAGAAATGCAAGCAGAAGAAATTGTTAAACAAGAAGCACAAGTAACTGCAAAACAATCAGCAATGGCAAAGTTAGCCAAACTTGGTTTAACTGAAGATGAAGTAAAAGCTTTATTAGGTTAATTATGGGTGAGATTGATCTTGTGAAAGTAGGTGTTATGTGGCAAAAGATGGAAACTATGGAAAAAGAAGTTTCTGAATTGCGTGATGATGTTAAAACATTGTTAGCACTTGCCAATAAGTCTAAAGGCGGTTTATGGGCAGGCATGATGATTGTATCTGCTGTCAGTTCTTTAATTGGATTTATCTCTCATTATGTGGTGGCGAAATGAGTTTTGATCCTATATCCGCAGCCTTAGATTTAGGCAATACTTTAATTAATAAAATATTTCCTGACCCTGCACAAGCAGATGCTGCTAAATTAGAATTACTCAAACTCCAACAGTCTGGCGAATTAGCCACAATGACGGCTCAGACTGACATCAACAAAGAAGAAGCCAAGAGTGCATCTTTATTTGTTTCAGGATGGAGACCATTTGTAGGATGGGTAAGTGGTAGTGCATTTGCATTACATTTCTTATTATTGCCAGTATCTAACTTTATTTTAGTAGCAAATAACCACAAAGAAGTTGTATTAGCGTTTGATATGCAAACATTACTGACAGTTCTTATGGGTTTACTTGGGCTTGGCGGTATGCGTAGTTACGAAAAAGTAAAAGGTGTAACAAAGTGACAGTAAAAGACCATGTAATGCTTATTGCAGCATGGTCATTAGTGGCTGTAGTTGTTTCTATGTTACTCATGTTTGCATATGGTGTGGTAGACCCTAATTTTGATACAGATAAAGTATTTGCAATTATTGGCCCTGCATTTCAAACCATTATTGGTGGATTTATTGGGCTTATTACAGGCATAAAAATAGGTGAATCAGATGATACAAAACTTTGAATACTCTTAGCCCAAGTATTAAAATCTGAAGGTGGATATGTAAATAATCCTAAAGATCCTGGTGGCGAAACAAACATGGGAGTAACCAAAGCGGCTTGGTCAACTTGGTTAAAAAGACCGATTGCTAATGGTGAAATGGCTAAACTTACTCATGCTGACATTATTCCATTTTATAAAGCTTTGTATTGGGATAAATCATACTGCAATCAATTACCCACAGGGATTGATTATATGGTGTTTGATGCATCGGTAAACATGGGTGTAGGTCAAAGTATTAGACTATTACAAAAGTCGCTAGGATGCGTTGCTGATGGTGTAATAGGTAACATTACAATGAAAGCCATTAATGATGCAGATGTTAAAACTTTAATTGATAAATTATCTGCACAAAAAGAAATGTTTTATAGATCACTTGGAACATTTGCTACTTTTGGTAAGGGCTGGCTTGCAAGAGTACAACAAGTCAAGCAAACCGCCCTATCTATGTTATGACTTATAGTATTTCCATTTTTCTAAGAAATATGGGTTTTTACTAGGTCTTACAAACCCAAAGCGTTCCCACGTTTTGATGACGTTTGTAGCCTCTGGTTTAACCCATACAAATCGTTGCTGATCAAATATCTTTGCTAATGTCATTTCGGTTCTCCTACGCATTTATAAAGTTTAAATTCTTTGCTTTTGTGCCATTTGTCTAAAATCGTATAACCGTTTCTACGCAGTTCTCCAACCCTAGTTGACAGTTTCATACCACCACCAGCAACAAACGCATCTAATGGGCTTATCCACCGTTTCTTGGCTAGTTTTACAATGATCTGATGTTGAGTCATGTTAATTTCCTTTTGTGACATTCATGAATAACTTCTTTAGGTACATCTACAGCCATCGGATATGATACATACCGACAATCGTAAATCTGTTTAGATTGCAACTGTGAAAGATATATTACAAAGCCACACATAAACGTGGCTAAGAATATAGACATAGTTTTCATTTAGTAGTGCCTCCCAATAACTTAGCTTCAAGTTCTCTAAGTCGATGAGACATTTCAAAAAGCAACGACTGGGCTTTTTCTAATTCAGCCATTGCTTTTTCGTAGTTTTCTTTCCAATATTCAAGTTCATCATTCATCTAATTTTCCATTCTCCCAATCTAATTTGGCTTGAATTGCTGCGTGTTCTTCACGAGATTTGACAGAAATACACCAAAGTAATCTACCAAGTTTTTCAAAGTCTTTAGACCTTAAATATTCTTCAATAGAGTTGGCTTCTTCAATTGTTGCTGAGTTAATATCTTCTACCCAGTTTTCAAACAAGGTATGGTCATAATCAGAATTATCTCGCAACAAATCTTTAGCACGTTCTTCAATAATATCTTCTGCCGCTGCGTAGCGTTCTGCCTCTGAATCTGTAGTTAACCAAGAGTCAAAGCTTGTGCCTGTGGACATAATGTTATATAAGCTCATTTTGCCTCCATATCAAAAGCATCAATTAAAGAATTTGTTAATCGGTCAAGACGTTGATTCCACAACTGGGAATCTGCATCTACTGGCCATGTGATCATGTGTCTTTTGACAGCATCAATAGCCAAATGAAAACATCTTTCGTTTTCTTCTTTTATTGCAGCATTTTTAGCAGCTTCTGCTATATCTTCTAGCATAAATTCCATTAGAATCCCCTTACAATAATCCAACAAACCAATGCTGGGCCAAATACTACCATTGCACCTACTACTGCTTCTAAAAATATACGCATTTTATTTCCCTTTAAAATGATTAATGAATACAACAAT